GCAAAGAAAGTGGTTATACTCCTGATGAGATAGCAGAATATAAAAGATATTTACGGTGGATAAAGGAAGTTTCCTAAAGGCAATGAACAAGGAGGCGGGAAGTGAACATTGAAGAAAAACTTGCTGTTGATATGGCAGTTTTTGGTCAGACAATAATTAAAGAAGCTATCTTAAAAACATTCAGACAGAGATGTTGGGGAGCGTGGAAAGTTATTACTGGGGAAGCTGGAATTATTTTAATGAGAATTGACCCAAAAAAGATTAACCTAACCACTGCGGAGGTAGAGGGATGAAGGTAATAGACAAAAGACAAGGAGCGTGGAGAGTCATTATAGCTCATACAGAATGTCCATTTGTAACTTATCCAAGATGTGATATTGCTTGTAGTATTTTGGAAGATAGACCAGAAAATAATAAACTGGGGGCTGATACTTATTGTTATTTTGAAAATTGCCCAAGAAAAGAAATATAACCCCACCAAGGAGGAGAGGGATGAAGGTTCTTAATTTATATGCTGGTATCGGGGGCAATCGCAAACTCTGGACAGATGTAGATGTAACCGCTATTGAACTCAACCCCCAGATAGCTAAGATATATCAGGACTTCTTTCCTAACGACAAGGTTATCGTGGCAGATGCACACCAGTATTTATTAGAACATTTTAAGGAGTTTGAGTTTATATGGAGTAGTCCGCCGTGTCCGAGCCATAGTGTTTGTAGTTATTTCTTAAAAGGACAGGGGATAATTAGATACCCAGACCAAACTTTATGGCAAGAGATTATATTACTAAAACATTTTTTTAAAGGCAAGTATTGCGTGGAGAATACCAAAAGTTATTACGCACCGCTTTACCCACCGCAAGTAGTAGGCCGCCATTACTTTTGGGTTAACTTTAAGATAAGCGATATTAAAGTAGATTACCAAATAGGCACTATGAACAGGAAAGCGTCAAAAGAAAAACAACGCAAGGCCATAATACGAGAAGCACAGATACCAGAATTTCTGGCACTTCACGATTTGAAAGATTTTAAGTTGCCCAATAAAAGACAAGTGCTTAGAAACTGCGTTCTGTCAAAGATAGGCTTACACATCCTAAACGAAAGTAAACGAGATATAGCACCGGAATTATTCAGGTAACCCCACCAAGGAGAGAATAAATGACCGATAAACATTGCGTATCACTTGAATTAGCCAAGCAGTTGAAGGAAGTGGGATGGGGCAAGGAAACAGAATTTTGGTGGAACGCTCACGATAGAATAGACAAGGAATCTAATATCTCTTATCAAGATAATTTCATATTAGAAAATTTTAATAAATGGGGAAACATATGCGGTGGATATGAAAGCATAGCTGCCCCTCTCGCCACAGAGATTTTGGAGGAGTTGCCAAAGAACATTACTATTCAAAATACGAGAGGTGATTATTGGAAGTTAATATATCAATCGCCACTTCAAGTAAAAGAAGGCTTGGTGCATTATGAAACAAAGGTTTTTGAAGATATTTTTTGCAACGCTCTCGCCAAGTTATATATTTATTTAAAGAAAGAAAAATTAATATGACCCACCAAGGAGGGATAATTGAAAAAGAATTCGGTGTTAAAAATTCAAAGTTGTTGTGAACATCTTTATCAAAAATGTCTTTTGCTTGAAAGAAAAGAATATCTTAAAACACATAAGAAGTTTCAAGGTGGGTTATGGCAATGTAGAAAATGTAAAAAATATGTAACTGGAACTTGAAGAAAGCGAGGCACAAAATGAACCAAGATAATGGAATGAGGGAAAAGTTATCGGATATTGAACACACCCGTTGGTCCGGATGGCAAGCATATTTACATAGTAAGTGTATTAAAAATGCGGATGGCAGTTTAACAATTCCTGCTGGGTATGTCTTCCATCTGGAACGCTTGATAAATACTCCTTATAATAAACTTACGGAAAAAGAAAAAGACAGCGATAGGGTTGAAGCTAATAAGACCCTCCTCGCCCTTAAGAAAGAATTGCTGGGGATGGTGGGGGAGGAAAAAACTAACACTGCCTTAACTGTGATTGAGGGTTTTACCTGTATTATTGATTTGGGGGGTGGGAAATTTTTAATTGGGAATGAAAGAGATGCATCCGTTTGGAACACCTGTCGCTCCCAGATGAAAGCTAAAATTGAGGAGGTGTGCGGATGAAAGAGATGAAGATTTGTAGCCAATACCCAACCGCGGAGGAAGATTGTGTGTGCGGTGCTGGCTCAGATATTTCAGGGCATAGCCCTTGCACGGAGGAAGATGGGTATCTTTGTGAATGGGCAAAGAGGTTGCGAAGAATTATAGAGCAAATTAAATGAACCCTTGCGGAGCTGTGTGAAGAAGGTAATTCCTATTCGCAGGGGAAAATTAGAGCAGAAAGGATATGAGATGATGCTTTGTCCTATCTGTAACCTTCGCCCACTGAAGAGAAAGACGTGTGGTTCTGCCGAGTGCCAAAAAAAATATCATCATCAGTTAGTCAGCGCTTGGTGGAGAAGGTTTGGTAAAGTATATAATGGCAAGAGAAAATAAGTATTGTAAAAATAATGGAAAAGGCTTGACATTTATCCAGTAATGACCTTATAATCTAATTGAGAGCGACGGCTCCCATAAGTTACATAGCCACAATGCTAATTAGCGGTGTTGTGGCTTTTTTATTTGCCTATGAATATACGATTACAGAAATATAAGAAGAATCGCCTCGCCGGAATGAATCAATACAATGCCGCCCGCGCCGCAGGTTATTCTGAGGAATATTCAAAACAAGCTTGTCGAGTTGAAAAGTTAGTTAAAGTTAGTTTGGCAGATGAGTTTGAGCGTCAAGGTTTTACCGATAAATTCATGGTTGACTATGCCATGAATGCGCTTGACGCAATGCATTTAGTCGGAGAAGATTGGACTGCACGGCATAAATTCTTTGAAACAATCCTAAAACTCTGCGGTAAGCTTAGCCAGAATCAAAACTCTATTGCAATCAATAATGTGATTCAAAACAAAGTAGGCTCAAATGGAAGCTTTGATGGAGAAGACCGACAATTCTCAGATAGAATTGTGGGAAATCTCCGCGAGAAGTTGGAAAAATAGTTTTTTGCATTTCTTTTATTCTGCTTTCAGTATCGGCATTAAGCGTGTTGAAGGCCTTTTTATTGATCCATTCCATTTGATTGATATTTGTTTCCGTATTCAAGCATATCGCCGCACCAGTAGCGTTGCACCACGATTTCATCTCAAATCAACAATAGGCGAAGCATACGTTGCGTGGAAGTTATACCGGATGGAACATTTCTACAACGAAGCTATGTATATGTCATACACACCAGACTTGGGAGCGTATCATACCAAGCGGCTAAAGAGGCATATCGAAGCTCTCCCTGAATTATTCGGTCAATACAAAAACCTTACATTAGCCGAAAGTATCCTGCATTATGCGCATAACGGAAGAGAATTCTATTGTGAGCCATCAGGCATAATGAGTTTCAAGCGCGGCAAGCATCCCAACTTTATTATTTGTGATGATATTCTCAAAGACCCTCAAGTGAAACTTGACATCAGTCAGCTCAAGAAAATTGAAGAAGCATATTTCGGTGAAGTTGAGAATATGCCCAAGGAAGATTTGCACTTGTTCGGCACGCCGCAAGACCAAGAAGATTTATTTGCTATGCTAGAAACTAAATCAGAATATAACTGCAAGCGTTATACAGCAGAGTTCAATCCCATTAAGAAAGAAGCGTGGTGGCAAGACAATCCGCAATTTGATTGGGCGGCATTACAGCGTAAGCGCTTGATGATTGGTGATAAGTTATATCGCAAGGAATTTCTCTGTATGCCTGTGCGCGGAGAAGAAGGGTTCATCTCGATCAATCAGCTTAATGCTATCATCAACAAGCGCCTAAAGCATTATGATGTGATGCGTCCACCTAAACTGAGGAATAGAAACGTAGTAGCCGGATTTGATATTGGCAAGAAAACACATCCATCACACTTGTGTGTTCTAGCAGAGCATAACAATAAGCTTATTCAGCTCCACAGTAAGTTTATGGATGGTTGGGATTACACTGACCAGATAGCTTATCTATGTCAGGCAATCAAAGTATTCAAGATTGACGCCTTGCTCTATGACGATACGCGCGCGGAGTTCGAGGCAAGTTATGAGCAAGGGCAACTTGCCGGAGAAATGTCGGGTGTGGCATTTACTGCTAAAACTAAGTTCGCAATGGCGACTGAGCTAGATAAGCTTGTCACTAATAAATCAATTCAGTTATTGGATGATGAACGGCAGAAGCGGCAGATTATAACGGTTGATTGCGACCTACAAGCGCCGGATACTGCTGAAGGACACGGTGACGCTTTCTTTTCGCTGTGTTTAGCTGTTAAGGCGTGGGCAGATGCTAGGGGAGATGTGGCGTGGATAGCGTAAGGAAGTGGTATAAATTTGATGGGCATAAGCTAATCTATCATATGGATAGGGTGTATAAGCATTTCAGGGATGGAGAACGTATCTATCCTTTGCATATAGATATAGGCACTACGAAGGCGTGTAATGCCAAGTGCATTTACTGTTATGGGATATTCCAGAAGATGTCCGGTGACATTATCCCTAGGGAATCTTTGCTAGATGTATTCGGCACGGCTTCAGGGTTAGGTATCAAGTCAATAACTGTCACCGGAGATGGCGAGCCGACCCTTAACCCTACAATGTATGAGGCGCTGACGTTAGGCAAAGCTCAGGGGTTGGATATTGGCTTCGCTACTAACGGTATAGCGCTCAGCATTAATAAGAGCAAAGTCATTCTTGATAGCTGTGTTTGGGTAAGATTTAATCTTAGCGCTGTTAGCCAAAGAGGTTATCAAACAATACATGGCGTTAATGAATGGGATAGAGTTAAGCAGAACATTGAACAGATGGTTCAGTTAAAGGGGATTAATAAAAATAACACTACAATCGGATTTCAGATGGTGCTTACGCCGGAAGCGCTGGATGAGGTTATTCCAGAGGCGAAGCTAGCCGTAGCGCTGGGCGTTGATTACTTCGTTATCAAGCAATTCAGCGATCCCGAGTGCGAGGCAATGAGTAGGTTCTCGCTAGACTGGTATGATAATCCGGAAGTGCTTAAGGTGTTGAAGGAAGTTGAACAGCTAAGCAATGACACTACCAAGATAGTGCCTAAGTGGGATATGATTCATAGCAAAGGCATCAGGCAATACGATAGGTGTGTTGACTGCGCGTTGCTATTTCAGATATCGGGAAGTTCCAAGTGTTACCCCTGTGGTTATCTGTTCGGTGATGAGCGCTATTGCTACGGTGATTTGAAGAAGCAAACTCTGCAAGAGATTCTAGAAAGTGAAAGATATTGGGCGGTGGTTAAAGAAATGCGAGATAACTTTAATGTGCACACTCAATGTAAGGGTTGTTGCAGGCACGATTTTTCTAATAAATTTATTTGGGATTATTTGCGCGAGCCACAGCATTTAAACTTCATATGAAGATAAAGACTAACATTTCAATGTCCTTGGGCGATGTAATTGACAGATTGACTATTCTATCAAGAAAGATTTTCTTTGGCGAAGAAGAGGCATATAAGGAATTTGAATACCTAACTGAAGGGGTGGATAGATTAGGTATTAAGTTATCCGGCGCTTTATTAGCTTGCCTACTCCGGTTGCAGGCAATGAATATAGAAATTTGGAATCTAGAAAATGAAATACGCAACGACACGGAGAATGCCATGCCTAATGAGGAAGTCGGCAGGCGTGCTAAACTTATAAGGGATTTTAATAAAAAGCGTATTGATTATAAGAATGAAATTAATAGATTGACTCAGATGGGGTTCAGGGAGTTCAAAATTAAGCACCGAAGCCAATGAACGCACAGCATCTAAAGTTATTTGAAGAAGCAATGGCACAAGCATTCAAAGACAAGAAAATACATTGCCCTATTCATTTGAGCAAAGGCAATGAGAATAGATTGCTTGATATATTTAAGCTGGTAGATAAGAATGATTACGTATTCAGCACTCATCGCAATCATTTGCATTACCTGATACATACCAGAAATTGGGATGGGCTAGCTGAACGTATATTATACAAGAACGACAGTATGCATACCTGTGACCCTGAACACCATTTCTATTCATCTTCTATCGTAGCCGGATGCGTTGCTATTGCCTGTGGCGTAGCGTTAGCGCTTAAGATGAAACGAAGCAAGCAGAAAGTTTGGTGTTTTATAGGTGATGGTGCAGTAGATGAAGGATGGTTCATGGAAGCACTGAGGTATGCCGAATGCCGCAAATTACCTATAAAATATGTGGTAGAGGATAATAACCGAAGTGTGGTTGCTAATGTTAAACAACGATGGGGAGAAGGAATGCCTACATTAAATCCTACTGATAGGGTTATTTATTATAAATACACGTGCGGTTATCCACACGTAGGCATAGGGAAGTGGGTGTCATTTTGACCTATAAAGAGCATTTACATAAGATTATGTTAAAGTTATCCAAAGATCCATTTGTGCGTTTCATAGGATATAACACCAGATATGGGCATCAGTTTAATGGTACATTAGTAGGGTGCGAGAAGTCTTGTATTGAGATGCCTGTAGCAGAGAATCTCATTCTAGGTTTGGCGATAGGAATGGCTATGGAAGGATATAAACCTATAGTATGCACTGAGCGTATGGATTTCTTATGGGCGTGTGCGGATGCGCTTGTTAACCATTTAGATAAGGCAAAGCATTTAGGGTGGGGGAATCTTAATGTAATAATAAGAACGTGCGTATGCTCTAGGCAACCGCTAGACGCAGGTTGTCAACATACAGGTGATTATCTAGTTGCGATGAAATATATATTGAAGAATGTTTTGGTAACTACTAATTGGGATGAGGTATTACGTCACAAGGGCGCGGTGATGGTAGTTGAGTATCGTAAAGATTATGAGAAGGCAGTATGAAACAAATAACATTACCTAGCGAAGTTAATTATATAGCAGTCTTTCTAACACTACGATGCAACCTTAACTGCCCGTATTGTATCAATAGGCAAGGCGAGTTCTTTGTGCCCAAGGAGATGTCAGCGGAAGATTGGATTAAAGGTTTATCCAGAATAGCAACGCGGTGCGACCTGCCAATAACATTGCAGGGCGGTGAGCCTACGTTACATCAAGGGTTTTATGAAATAGCTAATACACTTCATAATCTTAATAGGCACTTGGATTTGTTAACTAATGGGATGTTCGACTTGCGTGACTTTAATTTATCAAAGGATGTATTCCGGCGCGGCGCGAAGTATGCGAGTATACGTTTCAGTTACCATCCAGCAATGAATCAGACAGCGTTGGTTAGCACAGCGTATTGGATGCAACAGCACGGATATGAGGTCGGCATATGGGGTTTAGATAACAACAAAGAATTGAATGAGCAAATGGCTCACCTTTGTGATGGGCTAGGAATAGATTTTCGGCTGAAGGAGTATCTGGACAAAGACCACGGCACATATAAATACCCTGAAGCTATATCAGGCAGAAACAAAAAAGCGCTGTGTAAGATAAATGAATTGCTCATAGGTCCTTCGGGGCATATATTCAAATGCCACGCTGATTTATATGCTAATCGGAATCCCATCGGGAACATCCTTGATTATGACATTCCGGAGTTCAGATTCCGTGAATGTGAGAATTATGGCACGTGTAACCCTTGCGATGTTAAGCTTAAAACTAACAGATTGCAGGAATTTGGATATTGTGCGGTTGAAATAAAAGGAGATGAATGAACATATTAGGATTTGAGTTAAGGCGCAGAATAACCGAGCAATCAATCTCGGTAGCAGTAACTGATGTATCTCCAGTAAGGAAAGCGATTTCATATAGTGATATATTTTCGCACGGCTTGCCGATGGAAATGTTCTTTAAGAATGTCACTCGCCCATATGAGAACATAGCCACCGTTTATAAATCAGTAAAGGCGCTATGCGACAATGTGCCGCAGGCGCGGTTGATGATTTATAACAAGAATACAGATGAGGAAACGCAAGATGCGCGCCTTCAATTGCTCTTAGATAATCCTAACAAAGTTCAGAGCCAAAGTGATTTCATCCAAGAATGGGTGGGGTTCTATGCGCTGTATGGCGAAGGGTTCATCAAAAAGGTTCAGAGCCTAGGTCAAGCGGCAGGCAATATGGGTTTGCCGGCAGAGTTGTTGAATCTTGATCCAAGCAAGGTTAAGGAGATAGTTGATTTCAGTATAGGGCAATTATCTGGTTGGCGTTTTGGCACTCGTATATTTGCGTCTGAAGAATTGATACATACTAAAGATTTCAATCCTTATAATATGTGGCGTGGTATGTCACCATTAAAGCCGATTGACGATGAAATAGAAATAGACCAATCATCATTGACTTTTAACAATGCGTTCTTTAAGAATAATGCCACGGCTGGATTGATTCTTAGCACTGATGGTAATTTATCTGATGAGCAACGGAAGCAGATTAAGGCGGCGCTAGATACTAAATACGCCGGAGCAGGCGGGGCAAATGCGTTCAAGTCATTGATACTTGAGAAAGGTTTAAAGCCAGCAGATGCAGGTCAGCATACGCATAGAGAGATGGAGTTTATAGAGCAGAAGAAACTTATGCGCGAGGAAATACTAGGGATATGGCGGACACCTAAAGCGTTGTTCAATATAACAGATGATTTGAATTACGCTACATTTATGGGCCAGATGAGAGTATTTTGGCTTTACGGGTTAATGCCTATAATGCGTAAGTTTGAGGATAGTATTAATAAGAATATTATTGCTGTATACAACCCCAACCTGTATATAGCATTTGATTATAAGAATACTCCGGCGTTCCAAGAGGATTTCAAGGAGCGCGTTTCTACCGCGCAGATATTATCCGCTATTGGATTTACTGGCAATGAGATAAACGAGAAGCTTGAATTAGGGTTTGATGAGACAGATTGGCGTGAAAAGTGGTGGGCACCGTTTTCATTGACTCCAGTGGATGATACTAATCTTGAAGAGATAATGAATCCGCCTGAGCCAGAGCCATTGCCTGCTGATGCACAGGGGAATGGGGATGAGCCAAAGTCCGTCAAGATGGATATAGCGTGGGAAACAAAGAAAGCGCAGTTCTTAAAGATTTTCCTGCGTGGTCAGGCGCTCATAGAAGATAAGATGGAAAAGAAACTAGGGCGCTATTTTATGGGTCTACGCGCGGAATACTTGAAACTACCTGATGATGCGCTAATCAATATGGTATTGAGCATTAATTGGGAAGCACAGGATAACACTTTAGATAAGACCATTCGCCCGGTGATGCTAGAAGGTATCAAGATAGGGGTTACGATTGGGGAAAGTGTGCTAGGCAAAAAGAAGTCAGTGGATGATGCTTTTGACCAGACTGTAAATTCACTTTTACAGATACGGATGGACAAGCTTACAGGCATCAACGCAACTATAAAAGGCCGGGTGGAAAGTGCCTTACGTGATACTTTAGCACAACAGATTCAAATTGGTGTGAGTTTAACACAGCAAGCTGATGAGTTGCGCGGTGCAGTGCGTGACTTCTTTAATCTATCTGCCAAGCGCGCGCGGTTGATTGCTCGCACGGAAAGTGGCGGAGCAGTAAACGGTGGAAGCCATTTATACTACGAAAGCGAAGGGGTACAGAAGAAGCGTTGGGTTACTGCTCACGATGAATTGGTAAGGGAGAGTCATAGGGAATGTGAAGCGCAAGGCGCAATCTCTATTGATAGGTCATATGTAAATGGATTGATGTACCCACAAGACCAGAGTAATGGGGATGCGGCAGAAGTATGTAACTGTCGATGCTCTGAATTACCAGTGGTTGACTAAGGAGAGGATATGAAGATAAGAAAGAACGGAATGGAAACATTCTTATATTGTGTAGCTTGTATTATTACATTAGGTACATTATGGTTATTGAGGATGGCGATTACGGCAGGAATCAAACACGCATTGAAGGAGGATTAACTTGGAAAAATTTATAAAGATTATTCGGGCGGAAGTTAAGGAGATTGATAATGATAAGCACACCTTGACTGCTGTAGTTAGCACGAAAAAGGTTGACAGAGATGGTGATATTATTGAGCCGGAAGCGTTCAAGAAGCGCCTGAAGAATTATAATGAGCATCCAGTATTATTGTCCAGCCACGTTTACTGGGATTTGCGTAAGCAGATAGGCAAGGCGCTGAAGGTCAGTATAGAAGATAACGAAGTAGTTACTAAGTTTGAATACTTCGTAGGGCAGGGAAATGAGGAAGCTGATTGGGCGTGGGTATTGGCGCAGAAGGGTGTTGCCGCTTATTCAATCGGGTTTATGGGTCACGCTTTTGATTGGATAAAGGAAAAGGACGCTGAAGGGAATGAGCGTATTACAGGGCGTAAGTTTACTGATATAGAGTTGCTGGAGATTAGCCAAGTGCTAGTGCCTAGTAACAGGGGTGCGTTGCAATCAAGCAGGTCGTTTGCTAAGGAGCAGATTGAGCTTTGTGAGTTAGTAAGCAAGAGTTTCAAAGATGAAGATTTCGCGCCACCCAAGCGTAAGGCGATGGATGATAGGGATTGGGTATGCAATGAATGTGGTAATGGATTCACTTATCTTGAAGGTTCGAAAGAATTTCTATGCACTTGTGGTAAGGCGTGTGTTGTGAAAATGAGAAACGTTTCACCAGATAACTCTGTCCACTATTCGAATGAATTGCTTGGCAAAGAGGCGGAAGCCATACCTGAGCCACAGAGCAAGGAGTTAACGATAGAGGACATTAAAGGCGCTGTTGATGAAGCAGTAGCCACAACGAAAGGATAATCCCAAATGGATATCAAAGAAGTAAAGGATGCTCTTGTTGAAGGGTTAAAACCTATCAATGATAGCATTGGTGTTATCAAAGGCGAAGTCACCGCTGTGAAAACGGCGCAAGAAGCTGTTGACGCTCGCTTGAAGAAAATTGAGGCATTACCGCTTGAGAAGTTCTCTGCATCTATTATCGTAGGCGCGGATAAGTTCTTAGGGTATGACCTCAGTAAGCAGGGAAGGTTCATCAAAGACAAGATTGGTAAGGTTGCCTTTGAGACCTTCGATAAGGAAGAGAAGGTGAACGAGTTCGCCAAATTCCTTATAGCAGTAAATAGGGCGCGTCACCCTAAGATTCAAGACCCTGAAGCCAAACGGTATCTCGCTGAAGTTACCAAGGCGAGTTTGGCAGAAGGCGCGGCAGGAACAGGCGGCGATTTAGTTCCTGACGAGTATCAGTGGGATATCGTTCAGTTAGCAAGGTCAAGGGCGTTTATGCTTCAGCTATGCCGCGTAGTTCCTATGACGTCGGATGTAATGTATATTCCGACCGAAGCAACGTTAGCAAGTGTAAACTGGAAAGCAGAAGCCGCTATTTTATCACAAGGCGAGCCGACGTTTAGCCACGTTACCTTGACTGCAAGGAAAGCAACTGCTTATGCAATCAGCTCTAACGAGTTATTGCAGGATAGCCGGATTGACATTGCCTCAATCTTGACTGAGCAATTTGCTTATGGCATAGCGTTAGATATCGACAATCAGGTGCTGAACGGAACAGGTAATCCGTTCTCCGGTTTACTGGTTGATGGTGTATTGACGAGTAATATCGTCACCCTCGCAGGTTCAATGTCAACTATTACCGTTACAAAGTTGAGCGAGATGATTTACAAATTGAGCGAAGCTGATACCGCGAATGCGCGGTGGGTTATCAGCCGTTTAGCATTGCACAATATTCGCGGTATGGTTGATTCTACGAATCGCCCGATTATGCAACCTTTGTCTGAATCTACTCCGTCAACGATTCTTGGATTCCCTTGGCAGGTGTCAGAGAAGATAGCCAATTCTGATACTGCTTCTGCCATATCATCTATTTTTGGCGATTGGTCAAAGATGATAATCGGCAGGCGTATTGGTGCAATGGCGTTGGAAGTAGACCCGTATGGATTGTTTGATTACGATGAAACACGTTTCCGTATGATTTCCAGATGGGCGTTTGTGTTGGGCAGAGAAACTGCTTTAGCAAAGTTAAAGTGTAAGGCGTAAAAGTGTTTAGGCGTTTTGCGGTATCGCCTGAATAACCGCATTTAATATGAATAGAATAACAGGCGTAATACCCACCTTCAATCCGGTCAAACCTTGGTTGCAGCAAACTCTTGATAGTTGTATAGGGTTTGATGAGTTGATTATAGGCAATGATTGTAGCGATAAATTTAGTCCTAACCAGTATAGATTTCCTCAAGACACCTCACTTACCATTTACCATAATGATAAAAATATAGGTTGTTTCAATACCATAAATAGATTATGCGAGGGAGTGCGGGAAGGTATGATTACCATTCAGGCGGATGATGACTATTACGATAAAGATAATCTGCCTGCCATAGTGAACATAGCACGGACAACTGATGCTGATGTAGTTTATTTTCCCTGCCAGTATTTCGGTAAATATAGTTTCATATTCGGTTACGCGCCTAAAGTTGAATATAAGACATTACTGCGTGGCAATTACGTTTATGGCTCTGCGTTCTTTCGGAAAGAGTTATGGCAATTCTTAGGTGGATTCCAATTAGAAGTAGCCGCCGATTGGGATTTCTGGATTAGGGCAATCAAGAGTGGCGCGTGCTTTGAATTCTATCCGGCAATAGGGGCGCATTTCAGGGTGACTAATCGTTCAATGTTCGAGAAGTCACTAGCTACTATAGGCAGGGATGAGATAAATAAGATAGTCTATGACAACAGCGTAAAGTGGAAAGGTTGCTATGAAAGAGAAAAAGTCCTTGTATAGATGTCCGGTATGTAGTGAAACAGTCAAATCAGGAGCAGGTGAAAGGTGCATTTGTCATTGTTGCAGAGTTGAAATGCGTGAGGATGTAAAAGGAATAATCACTAAATGAAAGTAGCCCTGTGCGTGCCTAACTTTAGGTGGGTAGATTCTGACCCAAACACACTATGGCATTA